GTCATTCATGCAGGGAGTGCAGCTTGTGAAGTTCTTGCCGTCTCTTATTCCAAGATATTCACGTCTCAATTTAAACAGCTTAGCCATCTCACCCGGTGCAAGTCTACCTCTTTGCTTAATAGCTCTGATGTGTTCAAGCGTTGGCATCTTCCAATCTTTCTCCTCAAGCTTAGGCCATAGCTTAGCTGGGCAGTCAGTAGCAGCGTAAGATGCTAAGTGATCCACAGGGCAACCACAAGGCTTGAATGTTACCTCTCCAATTGTGTGAGGCTGCTTGAATGGATTAATCGCGTTAACAGGAGGCCCACATGTACCGAATGTCTTATTGTACACAGGGCAATCTTTGCAGACTTTAACGCGAGCTTCGAAGTCGGTTGTGTTAATCATCATATCTGTAATGAATTTCTAAGTGTTAATTTAGCTTTCTTAATTGTCCGGTAAAGATAGTTCAAAGGTATTCCAGTCTCATCTGCTAATGCCTGATAGCTGAAGTCATCCAATGCGTAAAGAAAGAATAGCTCACGCTCAAAGTATGGTAGTCTGCTGATGAAGATATCTAACTGCTCATTCTCTAAACGCATTCCTACACTCTTATTCACATCATCAATGATATCATCTTTCAGATCATTACGTATCTTTTCGAATCTTCTCAAAGAGTAATTGAATGAACTGTTACTACAGCGTGCAGCAAGTCTTATGCTATTGCTTACGTAATTGTTTAGCTTGCCTCTGTTGTGGATATCCTGTAACTTATCTTTATCACTCTCAAGAATCTTTAATAGCGTGTCATGGAGTAACTCATCTGCTACATCTGCACGCACCACGCTATGGGCTACTCTGCGCCACTCTAAATAACACTTATCAAACTCAGAGCGCCATGTATTCATCTATGACTTTTTTAGCTTCATCAAAGCTCTTACATGTACATGCGTAGTAGTTATTAGTAATAAGCTTATGCTGCCAATCCTTTTGGCTTTGACTCATTACACCCTTAGCTGTTTTCATTTCAATAGCTAAGCCAAAGAATGTGCCCTTAGCGTGATAGATAAAGATATCAGGGAAGCCTTTAACATACCCTGTTTTCTTCATCTTTACCGCTTGCTTCATAGAAGTGCGAACACCTCCAGCTGAGGCACAATAAAGCAGCCGAGGATATTGAGCATTAATATAGTTAATAACTGCTTCCTGTATGAGTGCTTCCTCGTTCTTCATGATTCAAAATTAGTTAATTAACTTAAGCGCTATCCACATCTTGTTAACATACTTATTCACATAGGATTTAGATAGTATCTTTGAGCATCCATTTAGCTTTTGGTTTAGGCTAACATTGATTATTGATTCTGAGATAGCCTTGCAAACGTGCAGGGCTATTTTAGTTTATATCTAATTGCATATTAAATCCTAAAAGTTGTAAATATTAGGAGCTTTTAGATATAATTTTGGGGAGTATTTTCCACAATAAGCCTGATTTTGTAGATTATTTTCTACTATAGCTGTCGCAAAAGTCTACTATACTTGCGACAAAGATGTTATTAATAGCATCTAACTCATATTAAAGTATGTTATATCATGCATAACGTGTCTTTTAGCGCCCTAATGACTGTTAAATAATACTTTAATGGGACTCTATTACACTTTTAAGTACGAATAAATGTAATGGATTACACTTTTCTTTAGATAAAAGCGTACTTAGTATAATTTCTATTAAGCTCAAAGTAAGCTCGCATCATGATAGCATCAGCTATATCGGGAGATATTCCACCGGTGCGCTGGCTTATGGTATCTTTACTTGTTACTCTTAGCTTTCCTTCCTTATCAGGATCAACACGTCTTATTAACTCAAGCTCTTTCACTATATCTTCCTGATATTTAATAGGCAGAGTAATCTCATTTTTATCTATCAGCTCTCCTAATCTAAAGTAGCAGTCAGCTTTTAGATTCATGTACTGAGTACCCCTCACAGCTTTGCTTCCATTCATAAATTCCCTGCATCGAAGGCTGTCAACGAGACCTCCCCCCACCCCATCAGCATCTGCAAGTACGTTGCTTAGTCTAACTTGGTGCTGATTCATTAACCGCTGTATTTCTGCCTTAACTTCATCCTGTCTCTTTTGGCGCAGTATAACTATATCTATGCAGCTTAAGCCTTTCCACACACAAAGCACAGTTCTATCCTTTCCTAATCGCGCGATGTCTGCTGTGATATATCCCTCTCCTACATTCATTGGCTCTCTGAAGCAGCGCATCAGTTCATCGTACATGTATAATCTATCTGAGCTATTATCAAATTCCCAGTCTCCCTCTAACAGTCTCTTTCTATCAGCTTCGGGTAATCTCGTTAAGCTTGTAACGTAAGAATCAGGTAAGTGTATATTGTCCCCAGGTAGTGCCTGCACGAATGCTCTGTGAGCAGGCAGATTTTGATTCTTGTAAGGCAAGTAAAACTGATTATAAATCCATCCCTTAGATGGGTTACACGTGAGTAAAATCTTAGGCTTAAGGCCAAATTCTTTAAGCTTATAACGTATACGTGAGCTAACAATAGAATAAGCTTTCTCAGTTATTTCTGTAGCTTCATCTATGAATACATCTGTAACTTCCAAGCCCCCTAAATCCGTCATCATGGGATCTGATGGATAGAGAAACAAATCGGCAAGTATTATCTCTGAGCCATTGCTAAATTTAATGATGTGTGATTGCTGATTATAGATAAAATCTTCTCCTGCCTTTAAGCCTATCTCATTAGCCACCTGAAAGAAGGTAGCCATAGTAGTCTTTTTAAGCGTATCTAACTTAGCTCGGCCTATTAGAGATCGTGTGCCTGGGTATTTTAAACGTCTAAGAATCTGCCACATGCAGCCGAGCATAGTTTTACCACCGCCTGCTGCTCCTCCGTAGAGTATAGTTTCAACGTCTGAGTCTACTGATAAGAATTTAAGTGCTTCGCTTTGCCTCGTTAGTGGCTTAAAGTTATAGTCTATTTGTCCCGCCATTGTACAAAATTAGGTACAATGATGTGAGTATCTACAGGAGTTCTAATTCTTTCTAAATTTAATTCTAATAGGTAAGCGCCCAAAGGTTTAGGAGGTCTCATTCGCTCCACGTGAAAGCCCATGTAGCCCTCATCATACTCTTCTTTATAGCTTGCTGTTCTAATGTGATGCACGTAGCGCATGTTAATTCTATAGCTATTGCCTGGGCTGTAGCATAACTCCTCTACCATATCTGCATGGTGGTAAAGTTCATGCACGTGACCACTCCAAATGCAGTCAGCGCCATCAATCATAACTCCCATTCTATTATTCTGAATTACTCCCTTCGTAACCACTCCTCCTCCACCTGATCCATGGTAGTATTTAGTTTTGAAAATAAAGCTGCTGCTCTTTCCCTTGCTCACGCGATGAATCCACCATCCGCCATAGCCACCTACTAATACATTAGATCCAGCTTCGCGATTTAAACCACTAACAAAGCGCTCTATTAAATCAGTCTCACAGTTTTTAGTAATGGCTGTCTCATGATTACCATAGCCTACGAAAACCATTAAATGAGCATAAGGCTTAAACCAATCTATAGCTGTGTTCACTAATGCGTCTAAGTAATTTGCCACGTTGTGCTCCGGGCGAATGTCCTGCTTGCTTCTACGTGGATCGTACTTCCCCATCATGCAACAAAATAAGTCCCCGTTTATAGCAAAGTAGATGTTTTCTTCTAAGCACTTATCTAAATGCGCCTTAAGTAGCTTCCTGTCGCAGTGAGGATTGTCCCAATGGATGTCGCTCATCATTAAGAATTTATCCCCGCTTTTGCAAGTAGTTACTATGACATTTCTACCCTCTCGATATGATGTAATCATTAGTTATAATATTAGATTTAAGCTCCTGAAAATGCTTCTTAAATTCGTTGTAAGGCACATCTATTACTATTCCGTTATCAATGCCTTGCATCAGTGCTATTGTGCGCTGCCCTACGTAGTAAGTGCCATCACTTCTAAATTCTACTTCAGCCTGGATGCCCACACATTTGCGAGCATCAAACATAAAAGGCACGTTATCCGCATAGATAGCCTCCATTCCGATATCCTCGGTATAGTTCCACTGAACTATGTAAGTGCTGCATAACTCAGGCAGCAGCTTCGCATTTAAATCTACTACTTCCTTCTTCTTTCTAAATAGATTCATACGATAAAGATTAATAAAAAAGCCCAGCGTTATGCTGAGCTCTCTTATTGTTAGTGGAAGAAATGCCTAAAATAATTTCAGTTGTGCCTTTTCTCTTGCATCCATTTCAGCAATTACCTTGAAAATTTCATAGGCAACCTGTGGAACGATTGCATTACCATAACCCTTTATAGATTCTTGTCGCCACTTTGAAAAGGTAATTCCGTCCAATTCGGTGGGAAGCCCATCATCTCCGCCACAAATCGGGGATTGAGATGGGAACGCGTTCCAAAAGCCTCGTTTATTTGACTGCCTAAATCGTCCCCTTTCCAGTTCTCCGTTTTCCAATGCATATTCTTGTCCGATGTTCTTGGGGTATGCAGCAGCCCCATACTCAACATTCTCGGCAATGTCATTGAGTGCATTGATCCCTCCTTCACTTGTGAACTCTTCATTGTTGCACTCGCGTTCGTGCTGTCGAAGCAAGTTGGTGTTGGAAGTAATCCCAAACTCGCTTTCCCACTCAGCATTGATGCTGTTCCATCTGATCTCCTCTGTCCCTTCCAATCTCCTGCTATTGGAGTAGGCAGCATTGTAAGCGACGAACCAAACTCTATCTCTTCGGTGTGGCGCACCGACGGCACAAGCTGGCAAAAGTATCGGTTGTACGGTGTACCCTTGACTTTCCAAGTCAACGCACACTTCTTCGAAGACCACTCCCCCATTCCAATTAGTAAGTCCGCGAACGTTTTCGCCCACGACGTAGGTTGGTTTAACTTCTGAAATGACTCTGAGCATATGCGGCCAGAGGTGTCGCTCGTCCTCTTTCCCAAGTCGCTTACCTGCGCTTGAGTATGGTTGACAAGGAAACCCGCCTGTGAGTATGTCAATTGTTCCTCTGTGAATAGTGAAATCTGTTTTTGTGATATCTTCATAACTTATAGAATTAGGCCAATAATGATTTAATACTTTGCGTGGAAATGGCATCCATTCGCAGTGAAAGATGTTATCCCATCCCATCCATTCGGCAGCCAAATCGAATCCACCGATTCCGCTGAATAGTGAGCCATGCTTCACAGCTTCTCCTCCCGAATCTCTATTCTAAACAAGTCTTTAAGAATCTCTATCTCATGGTCTTTAAAGTTGCTTATGCCCTGCTCGCGAAGGCAGTAATTACTTTGCTCTATGCCTAACTTGTATGCCAGGTAGTCTTGCTTATAGCCGTAAAAAAGTCTATAGCACTTAATTGATTTGTGGAATGGTATCATGATTTTTCAAATTCTTTAGTTAATGTTTCTATTTGCTCTTGGCATTTTTCAATCTCATAATCAATAATGCTTTCATAATTTTCATTACTGATGTAAACTATAGAAATTGAATAGCCAAATTCTTTAGGTATGTAAAGCTCAGGCTTTCTTTTTTTAGCTCTTGTTAAGTCTACTATTTTAGTTCTTAAATCATCTATCTCTTCATGAATATAGATGAGCTCTTGAAACCTTTCTCTTGTCATGATTTCTCTTTGTTAATTTGTTTAATAATATCTATGTAAACTATTCGGCTCAGCTCTATCTTTTGCAGAGCATCAAATTCAGACTGTGCAGATTCTCCTAAGATAACTTTGTTAGATGCCTTAAATTTAGCCTCTATTTTCTGCTTAGCAATATCTTCAAAGCGTTCCCATACTTCAGGCAGCCATTGAGACTTCTTATAGATACCTTTTCTAAAGAGGCGCTGGCAGTTGTACGGTGCAGAGATTTCTACCCATGTTTCTTTACCATTCTTATAGCGCTCTGCATCTTCATGCAAAGCTGTAATAGGATCAGTAGGCTCTATAGGTTTAGACTGTGCTTCCGGTAAGATTAAAGATTTGTTCAGCTCTCGCCACACTTTGCTCTTATATTCCTCATAACGCTTAAGCACATCGGCCATAAAGCTTATGCTGAATAAGTTGAACGCCTCTACTCTTTCGAAGTCTTTACCGATGGCATTATACAAGAAAGCATTTTGCCAATCTTTAATTGATGTACTTCTATAAGTAGACTGAGTAAGTTGCTGAAGCAGAGTAACTTCTATATCTGAAGGTAAAGCTTTAATAGAATTGATTACAGCAGCCTGCGCTATAAGCTCTCTAAACTCCTGCTCAGATAATGAGTGAAGCTTAGGTGAGCTAATGCATTCAGCTATAGCCTTCTCTTCAGCGCTGAGTGAACGACTGAAGCTCTTGTCTACTAATGCGGCCAATTCTTTGCTCATCTTCTGTAGTTTTTTTATTGTTAATCTCTCTTGCTTTCCACTGATCTGCTGCTGCTCTCCAGCTCTTCATGGAATTCTTGCCTACCTTCCAACCGTTGCTCTCATAGTGGCAGTAGAATTTCTTAGATAGAACTAAGTCATCCATGTAAGCTACTACATCTGAGAGTGATGGGGGTGTGAATTTGGTAGAGGCAGAGCGCTTTGTTTCAAGCGCTTTTACCCTCTCCTCAAGCGCCTCTATGCGCCTTAATAGAATAGTCATCATTGGTTTAATTGATTAGTGATTGAGCAAATATAGAAGAAATCTCTTCCACCATGGCAAGGCTACTGCTTTTTTTATAGGTGCTGACTTAGGCATATTGACTAAACCGAGCATATCAGTATCTGCTTTAGTGGCTTGAATGTTTTCGTAATACTTATTCTTTGCCTCAATAAACTGATTAAACTTATCTTGCCTAAGATGCTTAGCAGCTTCCCACTCGCGTGAGCCTACCTTCTTAATAATGCCTACCTCTCTCAATAGTTGTAGGTATTGTTTACCCATACGCTCAGTTCTTAGCGCTGCGCTGGGAGTCATGCCTGCGTTAATTAATACGCAGACTCTTTTTACCCTTTCGATTGTTACCTTACCGGTATCGTAACTGATGGTTAATTGCTTCATGATTGATTATTGATTAAGTTAATTTTTCAAAGGCTTTAGTGAGCCTCTCGTTATCTATGTGATTTAGAATCTGCTCCACCTGACCTCTGTACATGCTATCAGTTTCAATCATATTGTTAACCGATTCAACAGCGTGCAGCACAGTAGCATGATGTCGGTTGAATATAGTACCGATGTTAGCAAAGCTTAGCGAAGTACCCTTACGCAAGATCCACATAGACGTCTGCCTGATATCATTAATCTCACGCTTTCTGCACTTGCCCTTAAGCTCTGACCAATCTACCTGGGTGAGCTTGCAGACTACCTTCATCATCTTATTTACTTGCTGCTCATTTAAAGATTCCACCTCACCATTAATCGTCTGCCACTTAAGCTCGGGTATCGGTGTCTCTATTACAGCTCTAACTAAGTTATCAATTCGTCTGCGTGCGTATTGCTGCTGCTCCGATGGAATCAATAAGATTAAATCTGCTATCTTTTTCTCTACTGCGTTGCTCATTTGCTATCCTTCATTAGTTCTAAAATGTATGGTATCTCTTCCTCAGTAACATTAGACAGCTTACCTATGTCGCTTACCTTCATAGATCGTGGCTGCTTAATATACTTCTGTGCTGTAGGGTAACTCACCTCAAGCACCTCCGCAAACTGAGCCACAGTCACAAAGTGACTGCGTACCCAGCTGTGGAACGGTGTTAATTTAGAATGGCATTTCATCGTCGCTGCTTTCATTTGTTACTGCTTTAATTTCTACTGCCTCTACTGCCTCGCCCTTAAGCCATGCTAAGAATATCTCAGCTGTATCTAATACATCACCTGGCTTTGCACCTTTCTGCTCTTTGCAAAACAATACAGCGTTATTAAGTGCTACTGATTTGCTGATAGAATTCTGAACTTCAGGTGATTCTTTGCGAGGCACGTATGAGCTTCCTCCTGATGGAGCTGCGCTGCTACCTCCTCCATTAAATGGATTAGGATTTTGTAGTTTAAAGTTAGTTGACTTTCTACCTGTAGGGCCTGTGCGCTCTTCACTTGTGTAGTGAATGGTAGCGCCTACTGCTATCTTAGGACTATTCATGTCCTTTACACCTACTTGCCCTACCTCACCATTCTCTAATACAAGATCAAAGTAATAGATTGTACCTGATGGGCCATCCCAATTTCTAACGAATTTCTGACTTTTAACTGTTGACTGATTCATAACTACTTGTTTTATTTTGTTTTGATTAATATACTTATCTAATTTTTCTGCTAACTTTTCTTCCTGCTCATCCCAATCAATGGTAGGCTTGAGCTTATTCCAATTAACTTCTCTTGTGTAACTCATCAGGATTGTTTTGGAAATAACTTCGCCAGCTCTCGTAGACTACTTTAGATGCCATCTCATTATAGTTCATCTCCTCTCCCGGTAATGAACTTTGCACGCAGATGAATCTGCTCTTAGCTCTTTCAGATAACATAGCGATCACTCATAAAGTAGTCATGTACATTCTCTTCACCCTCGCTTTCAAATTGGAATAAGAAAGTGCCATCGTCAGGGAATACCTCACCATGCTTTTTTGCTGTTGAGAAATCAGTTAGAGAGTAGCTGTGAGCATTTGTGTACAGCTTCCATTTGCATCCTTCGGCATCCCACCGAGATACGATTACCCTTCCGGTAATGTTGTTTGGTTTATTCATGATTATTAAATTGTTTGCTAATATACTAAATTTCTTTTATCTCAATTAAAAAGCCTTCGCCTTCGAATGAGTATTCACCTGGCCATTCATCTAAGAATAAAGGAAGCTCTCTAAATTGGTATAAGTCAAAGAGAAGATGTGCCATCTGCTGAGCTAACGCGAAGCTCTCGCAGTCAAATGATGTAGGAATTTTCATGCGATGGTACATGCTGATTCTATCCTCGCGCAATGGAGTAACTACTACTTGAAAATTCATAGCTCTACCTCCTTGCTAACTAAGACTGTAGTAGTCTCTCTGAAGTTAGTAGCTAAAGTGAATTCAGCGAAAGCTTCATCGTAAGTGTAGAACATCTTTTGGCATGAGCCATCAATGTACAGGAAGTAACGAGTGCCATCATAGCGGCATACTTCTTTAATTTCAAAAAGTGTTTTCATTTGCTAATGTGATTTGGTTGTGATTCTAAACGTTGAGTGTCTGCATCGAATGATCCTCCGATGAGTAAGCCTGCGATCAGCATGGCTAAGAAGAGTAGTGCTTTTTTCATTTGCTTATTGATTTAATTTTAGCAAATGTACTACGATATTTTAGAAAAGCAAAAGAAACCTTACTAATTATAGCAAAGTTATTAACAAATAAATGTTAGCTTAGAAGAATAGAGTGAAGATAATACCCCCTATAAATGAGATAGGTATACTTATTAGCGCTGCGCTGCGCCAAGATTCTTTACGTGCAGCTTCTTTGTATAGCTGCTCTTGTGATTTAACTAACTGCTGAGCTGTCTTTTCGTTGGTGATGGCCCATGCATCTATAGTCTTAGCCTGATCAGTAATCACTTTACCCTTAACGCTATCCGATTTAGCGCAGATGTTTACTGCGTTAAATAGATAATCGCGCTCAGCTTTTAACTTTAGTAGCGCTCTTACCTGCTCAGTCGTTAAGCTGACCAGCGTATCTCTCTCCGGTAAGGCTTGTGAGTAAATTGTGCATGGCTCTACGTAAGCCATTCCTGTCAAGACTATCAATAGCGCTAATGTTTGCTTCATATCTTTCTTTATTTCTTTCTAATTGCACATTCAGTTGTTCAATCTCAAGCATGCGCTGCACATTGGTAGCTTCTAAAGAATCAATAACATGCGTAGCTCTATCAGCTCTGCGCTCATAGCCTTCAATAGCTTTCTCATCTTCTTTAATTCTAATATACATGAGCTGCATGAGTATGCAGATAAATACAGCTGCTCCGAATACTACAGCTAACTTAATTTGATCCTTCGTTTGGCGTGTCATTAGATTTCTTTTTATCAAAGATAGACTCAATAACTGTTAATCCCAAACCACTACCCGCTAAAATTAACATGCCATCGAACATGTATTCAGGAGTCTTATATTCAGTAAACGTACCGATGTATGAAAGATTAATGCAGACTACTAACGCTAAGATAGATGCTACTCTTTTAGAGCTGGCATCTTTATCATTACTGAATATGCTTTTTAACCAATTCATTAACGCTTCTTTTTGTACATCTTATAGATGGTGAAGATAGATGCAGCTGCTGATAGCAATAAACAAAATATCTTCAAAGCAAATTCTACTCCTAACATCCATGCAGGTATATTTAATAAAATACTGCTGATTGCTCCTGTAGCTCCTTCTGCTATTCTCTGCTGTTGACTCATGACTCTTTTAGTAGTGTGTAAGTGAATGACTTTTTACCCGACTTAATACATGCCTGCATAAGCTCTTTGAATTGTGTTGCATTATTCAGCACTTGACAGCCAGCACTCCACTTATCTACATTCTTAGATTCAGTAGATTCATTAGCGCGATGGATGTTAATTCCAAATAAGCCTGTATCTTCTTTCCCTTGCTCCTCAGCTACTGAATCTTTATCGGCATCTCTATGCACAGTAACCTTCTTTGACTGAATTAAAGCGCTGTATTTACCCTGATGCAAGCCTATTACCCAAGTGTCTACGTATTGTCCGCACTTCAGTACAGCTGTGCCTAATTTATTCATAGGATTATTCAGCCAAAAAGTACCCGGGTTAGTTGTACCGGTGTACCACTTCACCTCGTTGCCCTGCACCAATCCTATTAGATCGTCAAATTTATTAGGCTCATTAGCTTTAGAGCGTATGCCTACTATGTGAATTGTAGGCCACTTGTAGCCAAGCTCAGTAAATTGAGCTTTAAGCTCTTCTATTGTTGGTGCTTTCATGCTTTCTAAGTTCTTTATCTCGTTTGCTTAAGTAGACTTTAAGCTTACGCTCATAGTCTTTACGTGTTTTCTCTTCCTTTGTCATGTAATCTTAATTAGTGAAATCTCGCACGTTAAATCTGCTCCATGGGCTATCTGATGAATAACCTTGGCTAAAAGCTACAGTGCTCTGTCTATTCACCTTGCGTAATGGGTGAATGTCGGGCCAATTATTAGAGCTGTATTCAGGGTAATCTGCATTATTAGCGCACAAGTAATCTACTAATCTTTGAGTGTACCAATTAGCATTCTCGCGAGCTTTGTCTATTAACGCATCCATCTCACCCTTACTGATTGCTGTAGTGTTTTCAGATTGGCGAGTAACTAAGTTCCCATTGTCATGCTTGTACATGAGCATAGGGTAAAGCTCTACCATGGTCCACCACGCTGTAGGCTTAACGATGTATTCATTAAGTAATGTTTCATACACTCCTGCTAACGTGCCATTCTCTATCTCAGATTTAATCTTATTAGTTAAGTCTGTTCCAAGCCAAAGAGTAATGTACTTATCCTGAGCCAAGTACATTGCAGGTCTAATTAAGTTAGTGTCTACAGCTTCATTCAGCTGAGTATATTTCTTAAGGAATTCCTCGTTAATGAAAAGTATTTCGGGTGCTATTGCCATTGTGTTATAGTTTAATTTGTTCCTGGATATCTGCCATGAGTAGAGGATTGGTCATAAGTTGCAGTATTAGCTGTAGCAAATCCTTTAGCTATATCCTTTAAAGGCATGCCTGCACGTATAGCTTTTGCTACTGAGATAGGATCAGATGACTCTAAGCCATTATCTTTTACAAATCTTCCCTTCTCACGCTTTCTGAAATATACTCTGCGCTCAAAGTAATGTTTACAGTTAACCCCCCCATGATATAACCACACGCTGAACGTACTGCCATTGTGGCCCATGTTAGGATTAAGGATATTCGTATCGGGCTCCATTGCTTGCAAATCTTCGTATCTGTAAACGTAACCAGCTTTAGATGCGCTTACCATTTGTCTACAAAACTTGCGACTATTAGCGCTAAGATTCTTAGAGTAAGCGTAACGAATCTTATACAATCCGCTATCCATTTCAGATGGCTTATCAGGATCAGCGTAGCTTCTAACTGAGGCTAAATTAACAGGCTCAGCTTCGATTAATTCCCATTCCTCTTCATCTACTATCTCGCCCTTATCTTCTAAGAATTCACACCACCAATTCTCATCATCTTCTGTAAAGATTGGAGGCTTCTCTTGTGGATCACTTAAATTAGTCTTTTTTTTTTCAAGCTGAGTTGTTGCAGATTGTGCAACAGTTGGCGTAGGAATTTCTTCGCTGAATATATCATTAGACTCAATGTATACATCAGCAATAATGCCCATACCTTTAAATACTTCCTCAATTGAATCTGTAACGATTTGCTGATATGGCTCAATGATATTCTTATTAAAAATGCGATATGCTTGTTTCATCTCATCAGCATTGCTACCTAAGCCACCTGCGTCTCTAATACCAAAAAGTAGTGGAGAAGTAACGCGATGAGCTGCTAAGATGTTCTCTCTTGACTGCACGCTAAGCTCTTGCCATTGCTTATCTGCATCTGACATAGGAACTAAGTCTAAACGCGGAGCGCGGTCTGCTGACTCGTTGAAAGTGAATACTACCTTACCTGCTTTCTTAGCGCCTACCATGGTCTCCCAATTTCTGCGGATAGCCATTTGCTCTTCGGGATCAGGAATACCGTTATTCATGTGCAAGAAGTAGCTCGGTGCCATTCCATTACTTAAAAATGCTCGGTAAAATTCGCTAATGTCGCGAGTGATTTCAATGTAATTAATCGCAGAATAGTAATCAGGCTTCGGATAGTAGGCGCTGCCTGGTGTCATTATACCAACAAATAGCACCTGAGAAGGCTCTTCAGCTTTAGATGTTGGATTATACATAGGGATAAACGCAGGAATGTTTTTCTTCTTGCGTGTGTCATTCCAATCTTTAGAGTAATATACTCCCGGTATAACATCCTCGTCATTCGCTACAGCTAATCTCACATTCTCATAAGGAAGATGATTAATCTTAGCTATAGTGCTTCTATCTACTGACCAAATAATCTCTAAGTAGTAACCACCATGCATCTTAGCGTCAAGCGTTATAGGCCTTCTAATTGCATTTAATTTCAATCGGTCTATCTCACGTTGCGCAGCAAGATTAGAGCTCTTAAATTCCTTCCCTGCAATCATAAAAGCTATGCTCATTGTCAGTGCAGAGTGCACAGGTGAGCTATAGTACAAATCGATTAAGTAATTAGGAAATAGATTAGCCTCTCCAAAAGTCACAAAGCCTTTAGGAGTCTCTTTCTCTACTGCTTCTTGCGGCATTGCTGCGCCAAGATTCACCAGCATTGGAGCTGATATCTTATCCGTTGTAGGTGATGTCATTATCTATAGTTAAATTAGGCTCAGTAAAGCGAGGAGTAGTAATGTCTTCAACAATTAAATATCCTTTCTCAATTACTCCTTCTACTGTGGCCGCTGTTGGATCTAAGTTGGTGCTGCTATTTTGCCCATACACTATGTAAGAGAATCGTGCTGGGTAGTTAATTAGTAAGCTTGCAGCTGTTGGTGTGTTGGCATTCGTGCCAATCTGAATGGTAGTATACCTATCATTCTCTGCTATCTTAGTTGGGATAGCATAAAGCTTTTGAAGTGTCTGCTCGTTAGTTAGCTCAAGCAGGTAATGCGTATAACTATTAGCAAGCAAAAGCTCCCCTTCCTTTAGTGTAAGGTAGAGGAGCTGTGCTGCTGTATTTTTAAGTAAATAAATCATGCTTTAAAGATAGCACAAATTTATTTACAATGTACCTAGCTCTACAGTAACTGTAGTGAAGTCTTCAAATGGAGTATCTCCAGCATCTTGGTCAAGTAAGTATGCCTTATCTTTCTCCTCTCCGGTGAATGTTACGGTGTATCCGTTAAGGTCTCCCTTAGCAGTTCCTGTAGCAGTTGTGAATGCAGTTACTTGCACTCCATCTTTGTAGCCACACATCCAAATGTTATCGTTATTGTCCTGAACGAATAATACGTTGCGACCTTTAGCGATATTTTGAAGTTGTAGTGCACGTGCAGCGCTCATCCCATGGAATGAAGCTACAATAGTTTGTGTATAATATACAGTACCATTCTCGATGCTGATAGCAGCCTCTTCAGTAAATGATCCTGTGTGCTTAGGTAATGCAAATTCGTAAACATCTCCTGTTGTCAAAGCAGTAACTAAGTTACTTGTAGGATCAATAGTAGCAGTGTTAGCGAATGTAGCATAGTCTCCCAAGTAGATAGCTTTGATGCCACCAATCGTTTCGGAACAGTTGATCTGGAATCCAGCGGTAGTTAGACAGCTCATTGTTTTTTTATATTAAATTAGTTAAAATATTCTTTGCAAAGAATGGGCAGCTATTAGCTAACCCACTCTTTTAACAAAGGAGTATTAATTAGGGATTCATGAATCCTAAGATAGCTTGTGTAGGGATAGCTACTTGAGTACCTGCGCGGAACTTCATAACCATTCTGATATTGTCGCTACCATCAGTAGTTGACATATCTACAACCTTAACTTCGTTGAAGTCAGACACTACATCAGTACCGAAGAACAAGTTCTCAGGCTTAGAGAATAAAGCCACGTTGTCAGGAATACCTGGGCATACATAAATCTCATAACCATCAAACATTAGAGGGTAGTTAGCAGCAGCGTTGAACTGTTGTAAGTAACCCAAAGCGCTTAATGCTTGGCGGTAAAGTTGAGCAGTCTTACGGTTAACGTAAAGCTTAACAGTAGTATCACCAATCAATTCAGCAGGAAGTGCAGACATCAAAGTCTCAAGAGACGCGATTACGTTAGCAGCAGTGAATGCGTTAGCGAAATCTACGTCAGGAGTACCACTCTTAGCAGTATCCAACACCTTCAAAATTCCGTTGAAAGAAGTGTAAGAAGATGATTCAAAGTTACCTTGCCACAAAGTATACTCAATATTCTCAGCTACTTTACCTGAAAGGTGCGCGATTAAGAAATCAGCGAAGTTAGCAGGGATAGTATCGTTAGCAAATCCGCGGCCTGTTTGAGCAGCTTCCCAATCTTTTGCGAATTGATCCTTGCAAACTTCCAAATTTACCTTAAGGTCAGTTACAGTCAATACGCGCTCAGCCAAAGTCAAGGTAGAGTCAGCGTTATCGAAATCACATCCCCATGCTTTTACAATTCCTGTGGAAGCAAGAGTCTTAAGTACCATCTTGTACTTAACATTCTCTTTAACAGTTACGTAGTTGTTAGCAATAGTGTCTCCTGACAATACCGCTGCGCTGATATACGGCAGAGCTAACTCGCCAGCATATGAGCTTGAAGAAATGGTTAAATTAGTTGCCATTTTTTGTTGTTGTTTTTATTTGTGTTTATTTAAATTTATTGATAATTGCATAAGCTCTTTGTTGAGAGGTCATGCGTGACATATCTACAGCAGTAGGCTGAGCTACTTGGCGAGATTGCTTAACTGTTACAGCAGCTGGTGCTTGTGAAAGCTCAGTAATCTTAGCTTCAGCAGCGCTTAACTTAGTTTCGAACTCAGTAATGATGTTCTTAAGTAATCCTTCTACTTGCTCTTTAGAATAAGTCTCAGCTACTTCTTGCTCTACTGTTACCTCTACTTCAGCAGTAGGCTCTTCAGTAATAGCTTCAGCAATAGATGCTATCTTACCTTCAGTAACTACGATAACTTTACCGTTGTCCAAAGTATATTCGCCATCAGCTAAAGGTGAAGGATTGCCATCTGCATCCATTACGAATATCTCTACTCCCTCTGCCCATTCAGCAGCAGGTGAATAGATCATAGTACCATCAGCTAAAGCACCCTCAGCCATCATCTTCACCTCAAAGGTTTCAACGGCAGGAGTCTCTTCTACTGATAATTTCACCCCATGCTTTGAAAGCGCTGGAGCAAACTTTTCTAAAATTTCAGAAATCATGTTCATAGTTGTATAATTATTAGTGGAAAAAATTAAGAATTCATTTCAAGCGCTGCGCTCAATTCAGCTAATAGCTTCTCTAAGTCTTTCTCTTGCACTTGCGTTTCAGCCATTGGAGTAAACCACCCCTCTATTGAGAAGCCTTTAACCTCGCCATTCTTTACTGCTGCCCATGTGTTATCATCATCTACCTTAACACCAATCATCCATGTGCCATCAGGCAATTCAAAGCCGTAGTTATCTCCCTTATCAGCTCCTGCCTTAATCCACGACTCTACAACAGTTAAGTTGTTTACAGGCATCTCATGCTGAATGGTGTGATTGTGGTGCATGTTACGCTTTAAGAATTCTTGCGCTGTCTGCTCAATGGTCTCTTTAGAGTAAGTGATGAAATACTTCTCACCATTACCATCGTAACGTACTATAGGCTGATTAGGAATCAGTGCAGGGCCGTAAAGCATGCGCTTCTCTCCATCTTCTACTCTTGCAAGTAAAAGATTCTGCTTGCTAAGCGCTACAAAGTCTACCATTAATGCAGGCTCGCTTACCAAACTTACTGCGTACACGCCCATGTTATCTTGTTCCTCACCGAGGCCGTATTCTATTAGTTTTAATTTGTCATTCATTATCGTATGTTTCAGATATTTCAAAAAGTATAGCGTTAATCACTTCATCTATTATAAGCTCAGTATCTTCTAATTCTGTTCTATCTATTTCAGATAGAGCATTTCTCACTCCCCTTGTGATGCACTTTTTTAATAGTGGAAAATTCGCCATATTCGTTACAAATAAGATTGGTCTATTATTTTTTGTCTCGCCTCTAATGCGTTGGCTACATTGCCTGCTAACACATAAGTCTCTAAGCCACCAGGTGCGTTAGTCTGAAGATTGGCTGCGCTAAAATCTATAGCAGGTGCATTGCTTGCAGATGGTGCAGTTAGATTGCCTCCGCTTGGCGAAGGTGAAGATCCACCGAATTGAGTCTGATTAATCTTAACTATGTTAGCAATACCTGCTGCTGCTAATGCTGCTGCCTTGGCGAAGTTCATACCGGTTAACTGATCTTGTGGAACAGCTAACTGCTGAACTATACCACTTGCCATAGCTATAGTAGCTTGCGCTTTCTGAATCATCTTGTTACGTTCAAACACTTTACGCTGGCTTGCCTCATCTCCTTTAGCCGATGCCTCGTTTAGTGAGCTTAGTGCATCCAATGCAAGGCCTGCCATATCGAAATTAGATTGAATGTTAGCCATGCGCTTAGCCTCATCTTCCTTTCTATACTTCTCTTTAATCTCATTCTCTTTACGTGCCTGCTCTTCTACTAATGCAGTAGCATCTAAGCCTGCTGCTTCAGCTTGTGTCTTGAGTTGAAAGTAATACTCTTGCTGAGCCATTAGCTCCTGCTCTTGCTTGCTTAAAGTATTTTGAAAGTTAGCTTCATCTGCTTCATCTATGATAGACTGAAGCTCTATTAACTCAGCTTGCTTTTGATTTATACCTTCCTGCTGTAACTCTCTTAATTTCTTTGCTGCCTCATCTGCAAGCTCTTGCTCAAGCTTAGCATATTTTTCTAATAATCCTTGCAGCTCTTGCGAGTGTCTTATCTTTAAATCTTGCAGCTCTTTCTCGCTCTTGTTTGCTTTTTTATAAGCTTCCTCTTCAGTCTTTTGTAGTGCTAAGGTGTCATCTATCTCTCTATTTAAATCAGTCTTTTTAGCATCTGCTCTCTCCTTTTCTATAGCATCTAATCTTTTATCTACTTCTAAAGCATCCTCTTGAATTTTCTTCGCTTCAGCATCTGCCTTAGCCTTTCTTTCTGCTGCTGCTGCTTTAGCTTTAGCTATAGCCTCAAGCTCTTTCTCTGTCTTAACGTTGTCTTTAGCTGCCTCTCCTGCATTCCAAATCTCATCCTTATTATTTTGAAGTGAAATGTTTTGAAGCTTTAATGATTCTCTTTCTAAAACTAACTGATCAGCTAAAGCGTTATTACCTGCCTGGCGAGCTGCGGCTATCTCTGTATTAACCTGTCTTGCTCTTTCGTTGTTTAATTGCTGTAATACACTTAATTCCTCAGTAGCTTTTTTGTATTCGCTAAAGGCTTGGTTTTGCAATACTTGTTTATTGTATTGGTCATCTGTACCACTACGAATCTTATCTAATAAAGCTTGAGCATCGGTATTAATCTTAACCTTACGCATCTCAAGCTCATTAATAGCTTGTAACTGTGCTTGCTGTGCTGCTAAGAATTCCTCTCTATTCTTTTCAGCATAAGCTATCTTCATTGCTACCTCAGCTTGCTTCTGCTTATTCTTAAGCAATTCCAATTCAGTACGTAATATCTGCCCAGCGCCTGCGCCTAAGGCTTTCTGCAATGCAAGCTCACGCGTTAGCGCTTGTTCTTGTGATTTAAGCGCTTCAGCTTGAGCTTTAAGATTCTCAAGCATCTTGCTCTTGCCTGTAACAAAGTCGCTAAGCTCTTCCCAGTAAGCAATCACAGCAATAAGCACCCCTACTAAAATGAAGATAGGATTAGCATAAAGCGCTTTACCCAAAGCTTTTACTCCTGCTACCCCTGCTTGAAAAGCCGCCTTTAAACCACCCGTTAAAGCCTTAGTGTCTATGCGAGCGAGATTACCACTAAATAACTGAATCGACTGTGTTAATCCTTCAAAGTCTAAGTTGCTTAGCTGCTCACCCATCATTCCAAATGAGTTACTCATCCCCTCAATAGCAGGCCCTGTATTTGCCCTAAGAGCATCCGCTGCATCATTCATTCTATCCTTAAGCTCACCCATTTTAATAGATAGCTCATTGAACTTTTCTGTTCCTGGATCGTACTTATCCTGCTCTTTTTTAAGTTCTTTAAATTGCTGAGCTAAGGTCTTTACTTTTTCTTCTGCACTTGCTACTGCATCATCTGTTTTTTTTAGCTCTTTGTTAATCTCCTCTAATCCCTTAAAAGTTCCGTCATCATTAAAGATGAGCTTTAATATCATTTCTTGTGCTGCCATTATGCTATGCTATAAATTGTTAGTGCGATTAAACCGATTACTCCTAATAGTATAGTGTAATTAATAGCCCTTATTTGCCACACCTTTAGCCTTGCGTGATGGATACCACTTGCTTGGTGAAATTCTTTACTCTTGCCAGGTACACCTGACCTTAGTAAAGTCATGCTATAGATAATGTCTTCGTAAGGATTTGTCATATTATAGGTGTACGTTGGAATTTAGTTTGAGTGTATTGGAATGTTGCGCTGATTACAGCTGTTTTACCTGTATGCTTGCATTCTAAGTAAGGTGCTATTCTATTGCTGACTATTGGCAAGTGTAATATGAATGAGTTAGATGCAAAGCCATTAACGAATTCATGTATTTTATGAGGTGTAGCTGAGTAGTGTGTTACTTTGTCGCGCCATACCATGCAGCTATATTCAGCAGCTGCTACCTTCCCTGTAAAGTCAGCTCCTGCATAATCATATTCCATGACTGAGATATAAACCTTAACAGCCCATACTGTCTCAGTAGGCATAACTAATACACCATTATTAATGCCATCTATAAATAGATTCACATTAGTTGGATTGCTTGTCATTTCACCTAACCCCATGAGCTGTATAAAGCCGTGCTGTGAGCGCCCTGGTATTGTTGTTCCGAAATCAGAAGTACCATCGTACCAAGTACCCCCGCCAAAGTGAACACCTCTTACATCTGCCTCTGCCCATCGGCCCATCACTGTAGTACCTTCTAAGTTAGGCCTGATGAAGTTACGATATCCCATAGCTTGAGAGTAGTTGTTGTTAGGACTAATGCCATGACCTAAGCCACTAACAAATATGCGTTCGTTGTTATTCTCAATAGATGCCCTATTGACGTTACCCATACCGGTAGCGCTTTTCTGATTACCACTTGTGTTAGTGATATTGCTACCTCCTACGTTGTTTGGTGAGGTAATTATACCTCCTGTGCCGTTAGTGCCTGTGCTTGCAAAGCATCGGCCTTTAGCACTGCTCCAAGTGTAGCCGTAAAACTCGCAGCACTCTTGTGAGCCTACACTTTCTCCACCATCGTAATCTAAGAATACTACTGCTCCAGTCTTAACATCTATTGTAGATGGGGTAAATTGACAAAGCGCTCCAATGTCAAGTAATCGGATGAGCTTGCATTTAGTTACTTGCTCATTTGCTACTATGTAATCAGTCAATTCTATGACTCTCCAAAAAGAATCCTTTATCCAAATCTTATCGTTAAACTTAAGCCCAAATACATCAGTTACGCTAAGCTTGAAATAAGCCTCCATTATCTTTTGCTCTGAATCGTAAAGCTCAGAAATATACTGCCTCCAATATCTATCAAATAGCGTGTGCAATGGCATAGCCTCGATTGGATGCGGAGGAACTTCCTGCCCAAAGTTTAGGTCATTAGTGCCTATCTCAGTTGGAATATTTTGGTAATGGCTAAGCAAAGGTAATACTGTAAAGGTTGCATCCTCAGCTACCTCATCATACACCATAACTACAGCGCTCTCCTCGAATGGTCTTTTATAAAGTATTCGCGGCCCAGGCGCCATAAACTCTCCCGTCTCATTAAAGTATTTAGGGATGATATAATTAGTGTTAGGTATTAAGTCGCAAGGCGAAGCTCCGAAAGTTAGCTCTACTGTGAAATCACTTGTACTAAAGTCATTGCCTGCATCCGTTAATCTTAATTCACCATAGACTCTCTGAGCTGCTGTTTTATACTTAGCATTAAATAAATCTCCCTGCTCTTTATAGCTCCACTTAAGTAGGCGCTTTCTGATGTCAGCTGCAGGAGTTAATACAATGTCTTTTGATAGGTCTAACTTACCGGTCCAATCGTAATCATCTCCAGTACCTAAATACTCTACCATTGGAATAATCTCAACAGCGTTAGGCATGTTAGGATTAGGCACAAGCACAGCATTAAACATCTTAAGAATATCTCTTAAGAAATCTACTTGTTTCTGCTCAGGAGCATTCTTAACAAAGCTTACAGGCTGCGCTTGCAGCTCTCCTGTTACAAATGAGACGCCTATAGTACAGTTAGCACCAAATAAAATAGTTTGAGCGCTTCCTGCATGAGCATAAACATAGTAGCGTATCTCATCACCTACTTGCATATCTAAAGTATAGGTAGCGTATACAACAGGATCAACAGGAACTTGAATATATTGGCCTATTGATGGATCAAATTCTATCACAGTATCGGAAATAGATTGACCTTGGCCCATTGGTAAAAGTGTTTCTATGCCATCTCTTGTAACTCCTAAAACAAAGTCATAAGCATTTTGAGCAAATGCTACAGCACCTGGTATAATAAAATTAGCGCTAATAAAAAAGGTTGCATTAAAGTTACCTTGTGATGTATAAACATCGGAAGCAAAGCTATTGCTTGGATCAGTTGACTCAGTCCATCCTGTAAGTTGTTTCTTAGTTTGGCCATTAGCAGCAGCAACATTAATAGTAACTGATGTAGTTGCTCCTGCAAATGCTGCTAAAAATTTAGCTTCATCGTTATTTAATGGGCCAAGTGTAAGAGGATTAGTGATGTAAGGCTCATACATATTTTCTAACTCAGCAGCTATAGTATCTCCACTCCAAGTAAAGCCTGCTTCATTTATTATCTTGTCCATTAACCACTTAGCCTGAACAGCTAGCGTGAGCTCTCCGGTAAAGATTGGATTAACTGAGCTGAATACTCTTCTACTACCTAAGGTACTATCCTCACTCCAATTCTGCCCCTTATCCGTTAGCGTGTAGCAGAATGCGTTATTAAATAAAGTACCATCATTAATATCATTTACATTGGCGTAGCTATTCTCATGGTCTAAATCTGAGTAGTCTAATTCTTTGAGCATTTTATCTCCAATGCTGCGAGCTAAGTCTACAGTCTCGCCAAAAAAAGCTATTACGAACTCATGCATCTTACCCTGCTGAGTAATGGCCTGCTTAAATTGTATGTGCCCCTCTGCAATGGGTAAGGTATCTACTGAAAGAGTTGCCTCTATCTTACGAAGCACATTGATTTGCGTAGTGTCATCATTAAGCAGATTCACGTTATACTGCTGCCCGAAGAAATCTACGTTAGCCTTCGTTGCAGGTATTCTGAACTCACGCGAGAAAGCACCCCTGGTAGTGAACTCAGAAAGGCTGTTGAAGTTAGATGAGTAGCTGATGCTCTCATTCTCGTAAAGGTCTACAACAACAGCAGCTCCATTGCTTGCCTTAACCGTTAATATTACTGATGGCTTCATGCTGTGTAATCGTTGCTAAATTTCAATGTCAATTCTAAGTCTGTCTTCGCAAAGCTGCGAGTCTTAATAGCCACGTAGTTATTAGATTCAATGACCACAGGAGTAGCGCTTCCATCTGCTCCAATCATGTAAACCGATTCTGAGTAGATTAGATTCTTAAGATATTCGAACTGCCCTTCTGTTAAATAGTCAGTGCGTATGCGCATCATCTTTTCAACGAATGGGCTGCGCTCAGTTAAGCCTCTATCATAAGTGTTAAATCCAAATTCAGTAGTCTCATCTGCTGTGCCGTAGTTACCCACTACCTTTCTATATCTTTTGCGCTCTATTGAGTAAGAATCCTCAGAACGTTTAGTAAAATTGAAGTAATCCCATCCACCTCTGCTATTGGTCCACGCTAAGCGGACCTTATCGAATCTGCATTCGTCAGCTGCCTTAAATACTGCTATTGATCGTGCACATGGTGAGCCTCCCGAAGTTCTGAAGTTCAAGATGTAGTGATGCCATGCTGCATCTAACGCAAACATCTCATTGATGTTAGCAGGCATGAGAGGCAAATGGTTAATTGTTCCTGCTGCAATTACGCACGCTAAAGTGTCAGTCTGAATAGGTGAGCCTGCTGCATTGAATTGAATAATCTGCACCTCATCTATCGCGTTACCTGTTAAAGTAGTGCCATCATCAGCAGGAATAGTAAGCACCCCATAGTCATCATTATATCCTGTTATGCCTATCGTGTTAGCGCCTAAGCTATACTTAGTTAATACATCATCTAAGGCATAGGTGCTTCTTACTAAATCACTCATAATGTAGCTCGTTGCTGAGCTTAGTGCAAAGTGTGTAGCTGGATTAGGATTAAACCCATCAGAAATCTGAAAGGCTGCATTGATTAAAGCACTGCCATCTAATGGGTAAGATGTAGCTTGCACCTCGAATACACCAAGCACCTCATAACCTTCTTTGATGATTGTGCTAATGCCCAAAATATTACGCGATGTAGACGCATCTTGCACTGTGTAGCTACCAAATAAGCTCGCTGCTACGTCTGTAGTGTTCACTCCTAAATCCATTGCAGAGCTAACCACAGGGTTAAGGTCAAACACTAAAGCACCATTGATGTTAGGCTGCACGTAAAAAGTATTGGTAGTAGTGCCGTTGCTTACCTCTATCACATAGCGAAAGCCAGGCTGTCCTATGTTAGAAGATGTAGCCACCACGATAAGCTTCTGCTTAAGCGCAGTAAAAACGTATGGCTGCTGATGTATTGTAATTGCCATTATTAGACAGGTTTAATATTAGTTAATTTTCTCGTTTGATTTAAGATATAGATGTTCACAGCTTCCCCCATTGCCTCATTCAGTTGCGGCCCATATTCAGGTAATGTCTCAAGATATGCATCTCTCCAATAGTACAATGGTGCAATACCTTTCTTTTCAATGCTCTTCGCCATTGCATTAGCCACTCTTAAACGCTGTGCTTCGTCTCTATTGATTGCACTCTTAGCGAACTTAGTTCTTCTGCCTGTCTCACCTATTGAGCGTAGCTTAATCTTCTTTAGATTCATCCAGTTCAGAATGGCCTCTACAGGAGGCTTGGCTGCGCTTGCTGCGAAGCGTGTATCTATTCCTTTGTAATTGCTTTCCTTACCTTGTCTACCATATTCAACCCACTTAGCGTAGTCTGCTGTAGAGTTAAAGCCTATAGATGGCGTAGTGCCTGTTACATCTAAATCATAGTAGAGCGAAGCTGCGAGCGTGCCTGTAGTGTTGGCTCTGCGCTTCTTGCCATACCTTGTTTGCTGTATTCTAATGTTAGAGCGTGCACGATCAGTAACGGTCTCACCGAAATCTAAAAGCACATCGTAAAGTGCTCCCTGTTCAAACAGCTCAGCAAGTATGCTCATTCTTTGTCAGCCTCTTCTTTTATCTTGTTGAAAAACTGAATCAATGGTAAGCCAAATTTAACTGGCATCTCTTGAATGAAAGCGTCAAGTTGCTTTAAATGTTCCTCTGTTAAGTTCATATCTTATTTTATTATTGTTACACCTATTGCGTTAGCTACGCATTCTGCGACATACTCGTTGTCGAATCCCCACCCTGCAAATTCTTCTTCGGTCAATGTGTAATTTCCATTGCTTAGAACTTTGCCTTCATCGGTCTTTAACTCATAGTAGGTAGTGCAATTAATTGCATTAGTTTCAAAGTTGAGAATGAGAACACTCATCTCTGTTGCCGTTCCTGCGTTAAGAGGAAAGACGATTGGTTGAATTTTAGCCATTGTATTTTGTTTGTTATAATTTATACTGATGTTATTGTTTCCCACGCTGAAGCCGTTCTAACGCATAGCTTACCCAAAGTTGTATCGTAAACAACAAGACCGCTCGCAGGTGAAGCAATAGCGTTCTTTTGCGTTGTGGTCATACGCGGTGGAAGGAAGCCGCGAGTGGTAGAATCTGCTTGAAGTATTGCTGATGCACTAATTGTACTACCACCTACAATTAAAGATCCGTTAATTTCACCGCCAGTACTATGAACAAAATATCCAGCTTTTGTCACTCTGAATCTTACCGCACCGCCTACCTGCAAACTGATTAAATCAGAAAGCGCAGCACTTGCTGTATCGGTTATATTCACCTTTAATGCTATTGGTGTTCCTGTTGTGTTCCACGTTTGAGAAAGATCAAGTAATGAGGTGGCGTTTGTTCCTGTTACAGTTGCTGTATCTGAAATAACAATTCTTCCTGCCGTTGTTTCAATGGCTCTAAAATCAGCTGCTGCTGTTAGCGTTGGTTGAATGTATAGACCTCTTGTAATACCATTAGCACCACCTGTTTGATTAATCGTTGGATTAATTAAAGCAGCGTTCCATATTGTTGTTCCGCTTGTTGGTGTAAATGAAGGTAAAATTGAAACAAAGTGATTTGTTCCTGTTGTAGATGTAGTGGCTAAATTGTTAATCAAACGAATTTGAGCTGTGTTGTCTCCTAAATTTCCAGT